TTGACTTTCCTCGAGCTTTGATAAGTAACGCTGGGAGGACGGTGTCACGGTCGATACCCCTTGCTTCCGCATAATGCGTTGCTTCAATCTGTGCTTCTTTCGTCCACCCACTAAGGTCAATGGCGTTGCCTGCACCTGGTGCTTTACATTCGATGATGCCAATGCTTCCAAGGAAGTCTTTGCGGACAACAACGTCGCCCTCATCTCTTGCACCTGTTCGAGCAAGTCGTTCACTATCGTATCCATTTGCTCGAAACCAATCTCTGATGTCGGTTTCAAAGGTTGCACCTCTAGCCTTGTGGCTTTTCCGTGTCGTCATCTACTTCGTATTCCTTTGGTAGTTCGAACTTCTCAATGACTGAACGTAATCTATCTTCGTACTCTTTAGTTAATGCAGCTACTGCATCTTGCCAGCCTTCGACATATGCTTCTTGCTTCATAATCTTAAGCGTCTTTTCCATTAGCATTTTTCTCCTTAAACATTCTCTGGTATATCATCAATGAACATGTACTCAGGATTAAAGGCAACCCATGTCATGAGTCCTCCTCCTGCGTCAGCTCTACCGTATCTATTCTTAACAGGTGCAACACCCATAGAAGTACCAACAACGCCGAGGGTGCATATAAGAGCAGGAAGTTGAGCAACCTTACCCTGAATAGCGGAGCGCGGTTGACACGGGCTACCTTGGACAGCCTCCGAAGTGTGGTGTAGTACAACCACTGCAGCGTTAGTAGCCCTCGCAAGATACTTCAACTCCTTCATGATTGCACGCATAGATGCAAACTCTTCACCACCATCGGTGGCTACATCCATTAAGTTATCTACAACAATCAATGTTGGTGGGCAACCCCATAGTTCTTCAAAGGCTTGCACTTCTTCATCAATATCTTGTAGTGTTGGTGCTGATTCAAATGACCATACAATGTGGCTACCCTTTGCAAGTGTTGCCTTTGTCCAACCATGGTCTGTATTCATCAATGCTTCAACGTCAGTCTGTGACTTACCTGAAATCATTGAGGCTAATCGCATAGCCATTGTGTGTGCGTTGGTATCTGCTGAAATGTAAAGCGTTGGGACTTTCATCTTCAGCGCTAAAGCCAGTGCTAGAGTTGACTTTCCGACTCCAGGCGCGGCTGCGAACATCGAAACCTCAGAGCGCCTAATGATAATCTTGTTACTTTCGAATGCCTTAAAGCAACTAGGGAGCGGTTCTCCACCGATACTGGAACGACCAACTGAGCGGACAAGTGTACGCATCCTGATTCATTCCCTTCTGTGTAGAAAGAACGCAGCCACTTCTGTGGTGTGCGTCGGTAGCTGCGTTCCTTCATCAACGTTTTAGTTTACTGGCTTGCACTGGTCGGGTGTCCCCTGTGGGGTTGGGCATGCCCAGAAAGCGTAAGGCTTCCCACTCGCTTTGCTCACTCCCTGTCGGAAGATTCTCGCTCCGTGTATGCACGTCGGGCTCGCTGTTCCTGATGGAGTTACCGCGCTTGGTGGAGGTGTAAGTGACGGACCCTGCCCCTGGCTGGGAGCGGAGGATGTGAATTGCGTAGTGCTTGGAGTTGAACTCGTGGTCCCCAAAGGGGCTGCGTTGTATGCACCGACAACCAATCGTTGTACGGCTGCTACTTGTGTTGAGTAATCACCGATGCCTTCTAGTAACACGCTGAGTTCATCAGCAGTATTAGCACGGATATTAATCATATCCCCAGCAGGTGTCTTGTAACTGACTTGCAGTTTCCAGTCTTCCATTTGTTATCCTATCTTCGTTGAGAACTGACAATGTGCTGTCAGTCCACATTTATATTGGCAGTTGTTTGTGTTCGGTAAAAAGATTCCAGCCTTACGAGCCTTGTCAAATCCTGCTACAAGGTACTCAAGTTTATCCTCTGTGTACTGCTCGAGGCTAACAAGAGGAGACACACCGTGCTGACGTGCCATCCAATAAGTCCCCCACTTAACATCGATACCAAAGGTCTTCAACATTCCGACCTTATAGAATCCAAGTTGTAGTGTATTGGTTGGTGTTTGCTGAGAGGTTTTCAAGTCGACGATTACCAGTTCGCCATTGACTTCAAACACCCTGTCAAGAATCATCTTGACTGGCACGCCAGCAAATTCAGGTAACATAGCCAACTCAACTGCTGGTGCACCTTGTGGTGTCTTCCACAATTTCCAGTCAGGGTTAGCCTTACGCCAATCGATGTATGCTTGGACCCATTGAGGTCCAGTCGATTGCCAGAAGGTAACATCTTCTTTGTTTGGGTTAGCCTTAGTAGCACGACCACCAACACGTGCGTTGGTTAGGTCTTTGCCTTCAGCCTCTTGTGCCCAGGCTTTCGCCCATAGTTCACTATTCAGCATGTTCTAAGTCCCACAATTCTGTAGCTGTATGGAAGGCAGAACCTCCCACTGACCAGACTGATGGCTCCTCAGGTACCTGAAGCAATCGCCCTAGGTAGTACTGATATCCACAGTCGACGTATGTACTAAACGCTGAGTAACTCACGTGTTCAGGTAATTCATAATCTCCAAGTTGAATCATTCCCCAACTATAACACACTCAGACATCAGTGCCAATAGGCATACCTGAGTCGCTTACTTACACGGTCAGATTCTGTGTGTATAATTAATATTAATATATAATAATATAAACCCCCGAAGGGGGTTATTATATATATAATATATATACTATAGGAGATACTATGTTAGAAGTTTTCTTTGGAGTACTACTAGCCGTCGCTGTACGCGACGTCTACCTAGAACTGATTGAAAGATACAGACAGTACCGATTCAAGAAAGATATGAAGGCATTCCAAGACCTAGTTGAGGACTTCGAAGCCGACGATGACGACATCAAGTAACATTTAGAAACGACAAAAGACCCCCCAACCTAGGGTGATTACCTTAGGAAGGGGGGTTTCTTGTGTCTATGGGCCTGCTAGGGCCCTTAAATGGTTACTCTGAGCCTTTGCCGTAGGCAGTCTCTTTAGAGTCTAGAGCCTTCAAGACAGGTGCAGCAAGTGATGCGAGGAATGCTGAACCTAATGCCTTAGGGTCTGTAACTCCTGCGATGTACATTGCTAGCACAGATGCGAAAGCTGCACGTAGGTATGTGCCTGCGATAGCAACTAGTTTCTCTGTATTCATAAGTCCTCCTTAGGACGTAGGATTTGACGGATGAGCCTTGCAACAAGTGCATACTTCAGGCTTATACGTTTTCTTGCTTGGCGATGGTGTGAGTACCGCCTTCACCTGATTGATTACCTTAGGCTGATTAAGCCACCAGAACCAAGGTGAAGTATCATTGCCCGCCCCATCATTGATTGAAATATGTAAGTGCTTGTTATGCTTGTTGCTACCTGTGTATTCACGGTCGCCTTCTGCTTCACGTTCTTTCGACCAAATCTTTCCCTTGAAAATCATGTACTTGACTCGCTTATCTTCCTTAAGTTTCTGGAAGATATCGACGCAGTCGATGCCATTCTTAGGGTCGTGAGTTAAATCTACAGCAAGACCTGTGTTATGGTCGCTGGTTGGACTCTGTGCCAGATGCTTCTTCGACGGCAGAAGTCCATCGGATACTTTCAAACGAGAGGGTGCTATCGCTGTGGCTTGTCGAAGGACAGCAATAGCGGCAGGTGTGGCTTTCTTGGCAACAGGCTTCATCGTTCATCATCTCTTCCTTTTTGAATCATAATCTGATATAGGATTTCTACTTTTTCTTCCAGTCTAATGACGGAATCCTTAAGGCTTGAGCCTGAGTTAGGCTTGAGTTCGTATAGGTAGTGCTTAACTAACCAGCGAACTGATGTAGCAAAAGCTGCAACTAATGTGCAGACGGATACGGCTAGACCTAGCCATTGAGCAGAAGACATTATACGGTCCTAATCGTGATATCAATGACACCACCATAACCTGTGAATCCACGGTCTGGAGGTGTGAGGCGGGTGAAAGAGATTTGTTCAATGACAGCCTGGCGTGACTCACCTGTGGTTAAGTCTTGCCATGTTACAACGTCACCATTTTCCTCAATGGATTCTAGTTGGGCAATTCTATCGAAGGCTCTGCCTTCATACCCTACCTGTACGTTGTATCGGTCTGTCTCCACGTCATAGCAATAGACGGGGAATCTCATTACACGCTGGCGAGGTGTAGCAATAGTCGCTTTCGCCTGGTAGCCCTTCATGATTGGTCCCTTGGTAGCATCAGTACCATCACGGTATAGGATAAACTTGTAAGCCAAGTACTCCTGTGCTTCCTGTGGGTTAGATGTAGTTACTTCAATCGGTGGGACGGATGCATCGTATGCAACCACGTCGTACTCAGTACCGTCAGCAGTAACTGTTTCAAGGGTCATAGACCCATATTCGAAATCACCACGAGCGATAAGTCGCTTGAAGTTCTTAGGCTCTAGTGTATTGTATCTAATATAACCAGTAGTTAGATACCCAGTCGGCATTAGGTCGGCATCATCTTCGATGTATGTTGAGCCAGGAGTTGCTGCTATAGCGGTAGCAGAAGTTACTGCAGTTGATGTAACTGTTGCAGTCACTGCACTTGTATAAGTAAATGTTGAAGTAGTTGCGCTGGATACTGTCCATGGGCCAGTGGTTGAGTTGAAGTTAGAGTCAACGCCTTCTACCCATACTGAACTACCAGCGGTCAGACCATGTGCAGATGCAGTTGTAAGTGTTGCCACACCTGATGTCATAGCCTTGTTGGTGATTGTTCCACCCACTGTTAGGGCGGTAGAGGAGAATACTAATTGGTTAGTCTCACCTGCAAATGCACAGGCAGTAGTTACTCGACCAGAGATACCACCGTAGTATATATCATTTGCGTAAGCAAATCGAAGTGGTGATACTTCAGTACTTAAATCAATACGGATAACACCAGGTTCTCCAGCTACACCAGTAGCACACCACACATAATGGTCACGTGCAGCAAAGTCATAGACTGGCTGAGATGTCTCTATAATCAATGGGCCATAACTAACTGAACCGTCTTGGTCAGAAACAGTTGCGACCCTGATACCCTTGTTGGTTCCGATGACCATATAACCTAAGTAGTAATAGATTCTATGAATGACTTCACCTACTGGCATTTCTGCTGCAGTAATTCCACTTGTAAGTGTTGGCATAACACCAGCAGTACTTAGTGTAAATTTAAGAATAGATGATTGGATTCCGCTGTAACCTGTTACGTAAATGGCTGGACCAGAAGCGGTAATGCTTGTGAATATAATATCAGTATCGCTATGTGTATATACAGGAGATGGAAGAGTGGATGCCGATGTTGGTATTTCATATATCTTATTATTAATACACATGACAATACGGTCTTTAACATATTCCATTACCGCATTAGTTACAGTAATACCATTATCGCTAATCATAAGGACATCACCAGAGCCAGAAACTCCAGTTAGTAATTTCTTATATATGCGTAATCTTGGGGTTCCACTAGCCAGAACATTGGTAATCCAATAAGCATAGGTTCCGTCATCACATATAGCATGAACTGGATAGTCGGTTCCAGCAGCATAATCAATAAAGTGAGTAACAGTACCAGCGGTAGTAATCTTGTCAACATCATACTGGTCTCTCAGTAAGACACCATCATTGCCACTCCACTGAATTGAGCGAAGGTGTTGATTAGGTCGACCCTTAGAGTCTACGCTACCTGTAGTAACGTGCCCCACATTAACATTGTTAAGTAGAGTTACTTCGCCTTGCTCCCAAACATTTACACCCTTGCTATCGGCAAAGCGAAAATGCTCAGGTGAGTTAGATGCTGTTTGTGCTGGGTCATAGAAAGTTATACCGTCCCCTGCGTGGAAAGATTGCTGGCTACGAATCCACCAACCAGTTAGTGATTGCTCACCTGGCTCAGTCTGATTGTCAAACTGTTCCTTACGGAATGGTGCAGTCTGTCGGATATATGGACGTGCATCACTGATTGCGTAGATGAATGGCATACCGCCAATAGCAGTATCATATGCCACATCAGTGTTCTGCCAGATAGCAGATGTAGCAACTACACCTACGTCAACAGCAATAGCTCGCGTTGCACGACCTTCGGTAATATCACGACCAGCCACGTAGACTCCTTAGCCTTGTTGTTTTTCTTGCGCTCGTTTTTTAATTGTGTCTAATGTCCAGTACATATCATAGTAACTAGCATCAAGCGAGAATCGCTTTATGTGTCGCACTAATGCACCAGTGTGTGCATACAGAGGAATACCTGCTGCTTGCATCTTACGGAAGAAGACAATGTCTTCACCTACATATTTGTCGCCAACGTTTTCTTGCTCAGCAAACATTGACTGGTCTGGGAACTTCTCACGCATAGGTGCGATAATTGACTTATGCATCAACACAAATCCAAACCCTGCACTGTCTACCTTGATTAGTTCATTAGGTGGTAGTGGATGTACATGTTGGATACTAAACTCATCTACATCATAGAACAATGCTGGGTACGGCTTAGACAATGTACCCTCATTCTCCTTAGAGATGAAGTATGTACCACTAACGACTGGCTTACCAATTTTGTCAGCAGCATCCCACAGTTTTGTAACTACTTCCATGTTGACTACAATGTCTGAGTCAATCCATAGTAACCAGTCACTCTTGATATTGTCAGCCCAGTAATCAAACAGAACCTGACGTTGTCTACCAATCTGATTACCCTGTACTCGCATACTGTGGGTCAGTTCGATGCCGTTGTTAGCGCACTGTAGAGCTACACTAACGACACCTTCTGTGAACTTGCCGTCAGTGTTACCGTTATCACACCAGCCTAGAGCTAGCGTTCCCTTATTTACTTTAGCCATTGTGTCCCCTTATGTCGTGGCAAATTGCCCATATACTATTATGGCATACCTTGTCAAGTAGGCAAAATTAGTGAGCAGTTTGAATCCTTGCTCAGGGATAAGTATTATTCGGGTGCAGAAAACTCTTGCGTAGCACTGTCGTAAATCCAACCAATAGATACAGGTTGATTATTTGTATGCAATACACAAGTACTTTTTGTAAGGTCCTCAGCAATTTCTAATGTATCTGCAACAATAATGTTATCGACTATATCTTTGTTTAATACTATGTATGTAGCCATTTATTATCCTTTTCTTAGTAGTAAATTAAAACGCAACCTGTGCCACCATTACCACCAGTTGCGGTTGCAACACCAGTTGAACCTGCTGCTCCTCCACCACCGCCACCGCCAGAACCACCATCACCACCAGTTCCTGTAGTAGAATTTGTTGTGCCTGAAGTTCCTGCGCTTCCGTTGCCGAGAACGCCACCACCACCGCCACCGCCAATCATTGCAATACTGCCAGTAATTACTGTAGCAACGCCACCAGTTGTTCCAAGTCCAGAACCACCAGCACCGCCAGTCATTGAAGTATTTGAAACAGTATTGGAAAGTCCACCACCACCACCGCCTGCATAAAAACCATTTGCTCCGCTTCCTGCAGATGCAGTACGGCTAGCAGCAGATTCAGTGTAATAAGCCCCACCGCCACCGCCACTTAAAACAGGAAGAAAACCTGAAGGAGTTGAACCGCCACTGTTAGCGCTTGTATTAATAGTTGAAGTACCACCTGCACTTCCGTATAAAAAAGGAGAAGCAACTGAACTGCTTCCACCACTAGCGCCACTGTTAAGATTTGCAGACCCACCCGAACCAGCGCCACCATTTACACCATTCTCGCCATTTGCTGGTGAATTGGTATTGTTAGGAGTAGTCGCACCACCACGACCACCAGCACACGAAATCGCGCCAAAGGTTGTTGTTCCGCCGTTTCCACCTGAACTTGATGTAGCAATTCCGCCAGCACCAATAACTACTGAAGTAGCAGGGGTAAACCAACCAGCAAGTACAGCACCTGCTCCGCCACCGCCGCCACTACCAGCAGATGTGCCGTCCATTCTTCCTCCACCCGCGCCACCGCCACCTGCAATTACTGCAAATACAGCATTTGGTGTTCCAACATAAGTAATATTTGAACTAGTTGTAATTGTGTGTCGCAAAGTTAAACCTAGAGGGACACCTCCAGAAAATGTTGATATTGTTGGACCACCGCTACTAGCGGCAGGAAATATTGAAATACCCATTAGTTAATCTCCACTCCGCTAATATGGAAGTCAACTGCTGTTGTTGATGCGCTTCCAGCGATTATCTGTGTTGCAGGAACAACTTGCTTCAAGTCAAAAAATGCAGACGAATTAGCAGCAATAGGTACACTGCCTAAAAGGTCAATTGCATTAATGGTTATTGATGCAGTTGCTGCAGATGTTGTTGGGTTGCAGATGACGATATTAGTTACCACTGCACTTGTTCCAGCGGGTGTTGTGTATAGGGTTGTGCTTGTTGTCGCTGCTGCTGTTCGAGCAAAGACTTTAGTTGTTGTAGCCATTAATTACTACTTTCTGTTAGTTGTTTGATTGTTGTATGTATTTGATTATTACAAATCCATTTACAAGTTGCTTCATTAAGTATTGCTTCATTGTGGCATTTAGGTAAAATAAAAGCATCAAGTGTTTCATCAAATGTACAGCCAATACTTGCATAGTTTTTGCGTATTGTGCTATTGTATGACGTCTGAACCCAATGAGTATTTTCACCAAATAATGATTTACAAAAAAGTATGCCTTTAGTTTCGTCTTCTACACCATCAAGCAATAGTTCATTATTGGACACAACAATTACTTGTGTAACCACATTGTTCTCATTTAATTGCGCAAAATGTGCCATTGTTGCTCCTTAGTAAACAATTGTTCCTGAACCAGTAAATTGATAAATATGGTATGAACCAGAAGTTGTATATGTAGGTGAACCTGTAGTAGAAGCTGCCGCTTTTGTTCCTCTAATAATTACAATACCTGAACCACCTAGTCCGCCATCAAGAGGACTTGCGGTACCAGGACCTCCGCCACCACCACCAGTATTTGCTGTTCCATTTGCACCGTCTGCACCCTTAGTTGAACTTCCGCCACCACCAGAACCGCCTGAGATTGTTCCACTTTGAGTGCCACCTGCACCGCCACCTGCACGTGTTACAGATGAACCAGTAATAGATGAAGCAACACCATTACCACCAACGCCACCATTGTTGCCAGAGTTAGCACCACCTTGAGCGCTGGCACCGCCACCACCCGCACAAGTGTAATTACTATTTGTAGTTGTTCCACCATTATAACCTTGGTTAGCAGTTCCTGTTCCACC